CGCCGCCACCAACCCATGCAATTCCGTAGCGCCTGCCGGGTATTGTTTCACCACAACAACGATCACCGCATCATCGTTGCCGAACACCCGCGCATCACCGTTCAGGATTTGCAGGTCCAGCCAATCAATCGAATAGCAACGCGGGTCCAGCACGCCGACGATTTCGGCATGATGCCGGCGGTACTCAGCCCAGAATGGCGGCGGGTAGATCACGGCACGTTCTGCCAATCCGCGCCGTCATAGTATTGCAGAACGCCACCTTCAAAGCGTACCGCGCCTTTCTGCGTCCTCTGCAACTGACCAATGGCATTAGACACCAGACGCGGCCAATCTTCGCGCTTGCTATCAACGGGTACCGGGATGGGCTTAATCATCGGACGCCACCGCCGTCGAAATCCACGTCTAGCCCCTGGCTATAGGTCCACCGCGTTCCCGCTGCGACCGTCATCGTGAAAGCCATATACTTCCCCCGCGCTCGCACCGGAACGCGCCCACTGCTCTGCATGCCGCCGGACGTAACAATCCCCAGCGGTCCGCCCATCTGCTGCCGCGCATCGACCTTGATCGTTACGCCCGTGGTCGCATCTGACATAGGCGTTACGGCTCGCACACGCGCCACTAGCGGATCAGCTAACGCCTGCCAGCCCATCGTCAGCGTGGCGGCAAGGTTATCGCCTGCCAATGCCCCCAGCCTGTTGTCGCGGCTGACGACGTACAGGCGAGGGTCGCCGCCCTGAAAGCGGGGGTCGTCCAGCGAATACGGCATCGTATCCAAATTGGGATACAGCGCCGCCACATCCTCTAGCGACAGGCTGCTTTCATAACCAGCGAACAGGCCATTAAACCCGATGTCGATGGTAGTGGCGCGGTCCAGAACCCAATTATAGGCCCAGATGCGTCCCGGCACCCCCGGCATCCCCCAGAACACCAGCGAGCGTTTCGGGTCTACAGATGCCCACAGCTTTTCGTAATCGTCCTGAGCAACGGTATCGCGGAACGACTGATCGAACTTCTCATTGCCGATGGGGCGCAGCGACTGCCCGTCTTCCAGCGACATGAAGCCACGGTCCGACAAGAAGAACACTGAGCGCCCCGCCTGCGCTATGCTCCCGCTGGAAGCGCAGCCGAAGTTGGGCGTGATTTCCGAGAACGAGAACGGCGCTTCGTCATCGCCAGTGCGCTCCATACGCACCAGCCGGAACCGCTGAAGGATGACGCCGTATTCGCCGCCTGCGATGCCCTTAATCTCTCCACCTGTTAGCATCGGCTGGAAACCCGACTGGTTCGTACCGGGCGTCCACTGCGTATGATCGTTAAACCCCGACCACTTCACCAGCAGCTTGTCGCCGCCCGCCTGCGTGATGACGACGTAATCGCCCACCACCGCAACGCCGTTGGCGCTAGGACAGCCGGTCAGCGCGGATGCCGTGCCGGCGTTCAGGTCTACCTGCTTCGTCTCCACCCCGTTGGCCGCAACAACGAAATTGCCGAACTGCGTAAACCGCCAGCGGTCCGCAACAGACATGGCGGTTAACAGCGGCGTCCACGAACCACCAGAAAACAGGTCTAGCCCGTTCGCGGTGCCAGCCAGCAGGTACGTAGTGCCGTTGGTAGAGATGAACGCCGCGCCGCCCTTGAACGTCGCCGGCAGCGGGTCGCTAATCGTCACCAGCGAGCGCACGGGGCGATATCCATCTGCCGCCGGCAGCACGTTGCTGGCAACCGTCAGCACGTCACGCGGTAGCTGGTCCGGCAGGTAGGCGGGGAAGGGGAGGCGTTTGGTTGACATGGCTTACCGGTTATAGCACATTGCGGGGGCTGCGGCGCTCAGGGCAGCGGTGGCTCCACGTCTGGCTGCACCGATTGTAGAAGTAGCGCTTGTACCCCCACCGGAAATAGACACCGGGAGCCGCAGCATCATATCCGCACCCGATTAGACACCTGCGAGATGCCACGCGGGATCAGCGGCGCAGCGCCCCAACGCTGGCTCATGGCGGACTGCCGAATGGACTCCATTAGCGTCTGCACCGTCTGCGCCGCGCGGGACTCACCCTCTGTATCCCGCTCCCGCCCGTACAGGTAGAACAGCACACCCGCGACATAGAGGTCGGGATGCTTGCGCAGCAGCCAGTTGGACACCTGCGCATCCGAGATTGGCGCAATCCGCTGGTAATAGACCATCTCCAACGCCGCCGTACCGACAGGCCCTAGCCGCAGGTTATTACCTTCAATGGTGTACGCCATAGGCATGCCAGATCGCCCGTAATAGGTGGACAACATTCCAGCAGGCGACATGCTTGCCAGTGGCGCGTCCGGCATGCCCTCCACAAAGATGAAGCGCATTTCCAGAAAGTCGGCGGGCAGCATGGTCAATTCGTCGGTGACGGTAAACACCGCCCGCGCTTCCATATCCGACGTACGCAGCGAGCGGTTGAACTCTGCCTCAGCCTTCCGCAATGCCCGATCAATCGCAACCTGCGAATAATCGGCGTCGTCCATCATGTCGCGGATTTCGCCAATGAAGTCCGTATAGCTGGAGATTGCGCCGGGGGCGTAGGTTGGGATTGCGATACTCATTTGGCGCAAGCCTCCGTGCCGAACCGGCTGGCCTGCGCCGCAACGACATTGCCGCAGGCGACAACATCACCCGTTGCAGTCACCCACGGATACACCAGTCCGCGATTGCCGCCTTGAAGGCGCGCGCCAGGGGTTGCCCGGACGCTATTGTCACGTAACACGCTATTGCGCGCGTTCGTGATACTGATGCCCTGATGTGCCCCGATTGTCATATCGTTGTCGCGCATTATTACGCGGTCAAATCCTAACGGCGAGGCATTGCCGAAGAACGATCCTTGCATGTAGCCGTAACCAACGTTGCCGATCACCTGAATATCGTGCAGCGCAAACGTGTTTGGCGCGCTCCAAGCCTGTACGCAATCGGGATGGTCGCCATCAGTGATTAACTTGCCCTCTTTGTCATAGACCGCAGGAATAGGATCAAAGTTGAAACACTGGTTCCCGATGACCCGGACATGATGGACGATTGTCAGGTTGATGCAGTCAGAACGAATGCCATCGCAGCGATTGCCGACAATTTCGTAATTATCGCCGCGAACAGCACTAATGCCGACGCGAGGACCGGAAAGCAGCATGCCGGCAACACGGATGCGTGTGCTACCGTCGATTGTTACGCCTGTTGCCTGCTCGCGCGGGGCGGACAGGACGCCGCCCTGCCATTCGACATCGGATGAATTGGCAATGCGAAGGCTGGTAAGGCGGGCTTTGCTGGCGTCGATGGTCAACCCCTTGCGGTTGATGACGCTGACCGCGCCGTAATCGCCCGTCGAAAGGGTCACAACGTCTCCCGGCGCTGCCTTGGCTATAGTAGCCGGCATGGTGACGGGTGTGGCCGTCAAGGCGACTAAGATGCCCAGAGGGATCATGACATCAACGTCCTTGCCCGGTAGCTGATCGACATCGTTTGCGGCCCATTCGAACCATCGGGTGTGCCGTAGAGCCAATCACCTTTGCTGCCGAAAATCTCTAGTTTGGGAGCAACGCCAGCAATGGGGGCATAAGGCGTGCGGACCTCCGGCGTACCGTCTGCCTTTTGCAGCACACGCCGGTTGGCTGTGACGGTCCAATCAATGAAGCTATCCCAGAAGCCAATATAGCCGATGCCGCCCACCAGTGGGGTAAGTCCGTCGTAATATTGGTTGGGCGGCGCGGCCATGAGGAAGCTACAAATTGCGTCCGACATGGGGATAGTGCCCGCCGTCACCGTCTGCGTCGTCGCGGCAGTGTCGTTCACGAATACGGCGCGCACGTTGTTCGTCAGGTCGATGCTGATAAACAGCCAACCCGGAACGCCGTTGGCAAAGCTGGCACCAGTAGAAGTGATGTTCGCCACCAGCGTATTCGTGCTGTCATTGATAAGAATGCGCGCGCCGCCAGCCGCCGTCATTGAAATGCTGATGGGCGACCCTGGCGTGGCCGGCGACGAACCCAGCACGGTGCTGCGCGTCATCAGGAACAACTGCGGGGCGCTGGTAATGGCGTTAACCGACAGGTACATCGCGAGCGAGAACCCGCTGCCTGCTGCCGCGCCGAACGATGCGCGGCTTGCGAGAGCAACACCCGGCGATGCAATCGGGCGAATGACAGGCGCGGTGCCTGCAACCCGAGTAACGTAAATTTCCACAGCCGAATGCAACGTGCCGTTCGCGTTCGTCAGCGCAACGAAATATTCGCCTGCGCCGTCCGTCAGCGTTCCAACGTTGGTCCGCGTGATTGCGCCACCCGTGGTGATAGCGAACTGTGTAGCTTGGCTACCGTCGAGATTGTAGATGCCGGCAGCAGTCGGCGTTCCCTTGATGGCGAGAGTACCCAGCGCAGTACCCGGTGCTGCATCTATCGCAACACGGAATTCCTGAGGCGGCGCAAACGGTGGGCCCCTGTTCTCGATTGCCCCGATCACATCGCCTTCGATGCGGGCAATCCGATTATACCCGACGCGCCCGAAGTGCTTGGGGTCCATCTGCGCCCAGCCGCCGGAGCCGCTTGCGCCGGTCTTCCGGTACAGGAGAGCGGTCGAAATGTTGGTTGCCCAAATTTCGCCGTCTGCATATGCAAGGTCCGTCGTGTTCGACGGTGCCGTGCCCTGAACAGTGACGGGCACGCGGTCGCCATCGGCAAAATCGGTGCCGGCGAGGATTGGCGAATACGCTCCGGTTCCGCGATAGCTGTAAGGCACGATGCCGGCAGCCAAAGCCTTCTCGTCTGCACCGCCCGCCAAGATGCCGCCCTCTTCCTGGCGCATAAATCGCAGGGCGCGAACCATGCTGATTGCGCGCCAACCATGAATGCCAAGCATATTGCGCCGATGGTAAGCATGATCGGCGGAAAACTGCTGCCCCGGCGACACGCTGGCTTCGGCTGGCGTCAGCTTCAGGTAGTAATCGTTGCCATTCGGCACGATGGCAGCCATCGCCGCGTAATTATCACGAACGCTGTCAGCCCACACACGCGTATTCGGAGTGACGCTGTTAAGATAGTCGTTCAGGCCAAAGCTAAACGCCCAAGTTCGCGGCAACTGCCCGGCATAGTTGGTGCTGACGTACTGAACGCGGGTCAGACCCTGCGCGCTGTTCTGCCCGCCCGTGCCGCCGTTGCCAACGTAGAGGGCATTAACCGTTGTCGCGGTACCCTGAAGGTTGAACGGCTGGCTTGATCCGCCGGTGAACAGGGCGCGAAGCTGGGTGAATGGCTCCGATCCAGTGGGCGCGCCGACACCCGCTTCGGTGCTGTCACCCATGTTATTGATCGCATAGGTCGGGTTGTAGGATGCAGGCCGCGACACGGCGGGGGCGGTGCCAGCACCCGCCACAGTCACCGACTGAATAGCCGAAGACGCGTTGCCGCCAGCCCCCGTCGCGAATTCCTGATAGGTCAACGTGCCGTCAGTGGCCGGCGTCGCGGTCAATCCGGTACTGATCGAAGAGCCATTCAGCAGCCAAGCGCGGGAAGAAAGCGTGCCGTTGTTCACTGTACCGGGCGTAGCCGTAAATAGCGTGCCGCTAGGCCCGCTAGATGGCGAAACGGACGGCTGCGTGGCAAATGACGCGGCTGGTGTCGGTGTCGGCGTCCCTCCCGAACCCTGCGCGCCACCCATTGAGGACTGAATAGCCTCGCCGTCCAGCAGCGACTGACGACCGCCGTAAGACTGATTGA